ACCGGCTGGACCACGTCATTGAACTCATCGTTGTAGCGCCGCAGCAAATCCGTCACGCGCGCATCGTCGGCCTTGACCCACTTCTCGAACTCGGCGCGCACCTGCTGGTACTTCTCAACCGCCCGTTCGGTGTCCTCGGGGTTGATGACGCGCTTGCCGTCCGAGTCCTTGTCGTACACCGTGGGGCTTTTGAGCGCGAGCGCGCCCTCCAGCACCCTGGCGGCCGGCACGCGCTCGGTGCCCCAGCGCGTCGTGCTCGCGGTGGTATTGCGCGCCCAGCCCGGCGTGGTGACAGTCCAGTCATCGACAACCTTCTCGACCTGCCAGTCTCGGCCCGGCTGGGCGCCAGCGTCCTCGAAGAGATGCACGAGGAAGTCCCGGTACACGCTCATGGGGATCCAGTGCTCGCCGAGCGTCATCCGCACGCGCGAGAGCGGCAGGTCCTCCGGCTGCACGGCCGCGAGCGCCACCACATTGCGCCCCATCGAGGGATCCGATTCGGCCGCGACCTTCGCCTGCGCGAGCTTCACCTTCACCGAACCGGACAGGTACGTCGCGCGCGGCTCCCATGCCCCGCTTGCCGGGTCGTGATACACCAGGTCGCCGAGCTGCTCGAGCACGTCGTCGGCCGAGAGCTTGGTCCGCTTCGCGATCAGCGGCAGATCGACCTTGCCCGTCTCGGCCAGCACCGCAGGCAGGGCGTCGATGGCGTTGTCGTACTCCAGCCGCATCGGGTCGCGCGCGAGGATCGGCCGTTCGAGGATTTCCGCCGGCTGCGCCTCGCCCGAGACCGGGTCGTACCGCTCGATCCCTATGACGCGGTGATACTCCGGGTCCTCATCCCAGTAGGCAATATTCGGCCGGCGGGTAATGACCTGCGGCTCGCCGTTCTTCAGGATCCGCTTGGTGATGGTCCGGGTCGCCTTGTTGATCGGCCCGAACTTCTTGACGAAGGCCTCGTACAGCTTCCGCGCCGCGGTGATGGCCTCCGCGATCGCCGCATCATCGCGCTCGTCGGCCAGCTGCGTATCGTAGATCCGGTCCACCGCTTCGCGGAGCCGTGTCAGGGCGATCAGGCGCGGATGGTGCGCCGTCGGGATGTCGCTGTTCTTGAACTCGCCCTGGATCAGCTGCTGGAGCTTCCCCTGCTCGACGCGGAACGACGCCTCGTGGATCCGCTTGGCGCGCACCTCGCGCGGCATCGCCGGGAGCGGCTGCGGCGCCTCGGTGTAGATCCCCGCCGGGAGGGCGCGGATAGCCTGGGCGAGGTCGCGGGCGAGATCGTCCGTGAAATCGTAGCCCGTCGGCGCCACCAGCGTCGGCTCCTCGGCACTGTGCTGGTCCCGGGTCAACTGCATCTCGCCCAGCATCATCTCGGGGTGCGCTGCGAAGTACTCGTTGAGCGGCATCGACTCGCCCTTGGGCGAGGTCCAGTCGAGCACCTGCGTCCACGCCGGGCCGCTCGCCGCCACGCCGGGCTCCCGGCGCTGCAACACGATGATATCCGTGACTACGTCGGTGCCCGCGTTGCCGCGGAACGCACCGGCTGGCAGGCGAATCGCGCCGACGAGATCGGCGATCGACGCCAGATACTCGCGCGCCTCCTGCCCCTTGGCGTCCATTGTGAACGCGCTGGTGACGTAGGCGACCAGGCCGCCGGGACGCACGCGATGGAGCGACTCGGCGAAGAAGTAGTTGTGGATCGAGAGCTTCCGCGGCAGCGATGGCCGCCGCTGCGTGACCGAATACGCCCCGAACGGCGGGTTGCCGATCGCCAGATCGAAAGAGCCATCCGGGACCGTCAGCTCTTCGAAGCCGCTGTTGATGATCCGCTGCTGCGGGTAGAGGAGCGCCGCGATCCGGGCGGTGAGCGGCTCGAGCTCGACGCCGAGCATCGAGGTGGTGCCACGGATCGCCGCGGGCCGCAAGCCGATAAAGTTGCCGGTACCGACCGACGACTCGAGCGCGCGGCCGCCCTCGAAGCCGAGGTGACGCACCAGCGACCACAGGCCGTTGACGATCGTGGGTGAGGTGTAATGGGCGTTGAGCGTCGAGCGCCGTGCCGCGGCGTACTCGGCCTGGCTCAACAGCTGCTTGAGCTCGGCCTGTACTGGCCCGGCCGCATCAGCGTCCGACGAGAACACCTTCGAGAGCGAGCCCCAGCCGACGTAGCGCGCGAGCACGGCCTGCTCGGCCGCCGTGGGCATCCGGTGCTCGACGGTGAGTGTGCGCAGTACGCGCAGCGCGGCCATGTTGGCCGCCAGCTTGGCCTTGGGACCACCGACGCCGAGATCGTCCAGCTCGTGCAGGTCGAAGTCCCGGGCGACGATGCGCTCCGGGTGATCGACTAGCTCTGCGGATCCCCCGGCCTCGGCACCTCGCACACCTTGTAGGCCACTTCCCTCGCCGCGTTCGTGATCGTCCGCATCCAGCTGTCCTTCTTCACCGGGTCGTCCGGCGCCGGGCCGTCCTGCTCCTCCAGCGTCTGCACCATCTCGGAGAACTTCTGCTGGGCTTCCGACTCGATCGCGGCCGCGGTCTCCCCGAGGTTCCCCGCCGCGTTCAGGGCTGAGTACCGATTCGGGTCGTTCTCCTTCAAGTTGTGCAGGAACATCTTGCCCCAGTAGCTCAGGGGCGGGATTACGCTCGCCATCAGCTGCCTCCGCGCGTGAAACCTGCTTGGGTGTCAGCGTCCCAGCAAGGTACGCCTTCCACTCGCCCTTCTGATTCTTGATCCCGAGCGCCTTTGCCGTGGCCTTGGTCGCCATGCCGGTGACCTTGGCCGTCCCCGCCTCGAGCCCGGAGATCATCCTCTCGGCGACCACGGGGGCCCGGCTGACCGGCCAGACATAGCCGCCCCCGGCATGCGCCTTTTCCAGCTGCCGGGTCAGCTCGGTCACGGCACCGGCCCGGCGCTCGGCGGTCGGGTTGGCGCGCGCCGGGGGCGCCTCATCCGGGACAAAGGAGCCCGCAACCGGCTCGGCGCCGTACTGGCGCTTCTTCGCATCCTCGACGCGCGACTGCTGCGCGAGATCGGCGCGGATCGCGGTCGTGATCCGCCCTTTCAGCCCAGGCTCGCTGATCGCCTTGTCGGCCGCGTCGGTCAGCCGCCCATTCGGGAAGAGATTGTACCGGCCGTCGATCGCGCCATCCGCCGAGCGGACGTGGTAGCCGAGCGCCTTGTCGCTGGTGAAGCTCAAGAACTTCGTCTCGAGCGGCGCGGGCGCCGACGCTGGTGGCTGGGAGGTCAGGACGTCGCCAATGTCCTTGGCGCTCATGTACCGGCCATCACTGTCCAGCCAGCCGCGGAGGGTCCCCTCGCCGTCGTACCGATCGAAGGTGGCGCCCTTGTCGATCGCGCGCTTGACGATGCCGCCATGGCTCGCATCCTCGCCGAACTGCGGGTCCGTGAACGGCTCGACGTGTACCACGCCGGAGTCATCCATCACCGCGCGCGGGCGCTCGCCATCGGTCGCCGCGTCGGCTTCGGCGCGCGACGGCGTGGGGTTGCGCTCGATCGCGCGCTCGATCGTGCCTTCGGTTTCCTGCCGGGCGCGCTCGTTGATCGCCTCAGTATTGGCCTCGTGGATCGCCAGATTCCGGGCGCCATCCTCGTTGAAGCCGTGCTCGACCAGCTCCGAGGTGCGCTGGTCAATGGCCGCCTGCCGCTCGGCCGCCAGCTCTTTCTTGCTCTTCCGCGCCTCCTTCACCTGCTGGACCATCTCATCGGTCGCGGCGCGCTCCTGCTCCTTGGCGACCGCCCCCCGCTTCCGCAGGGGACGATCCGCCGGGACTACTTCCTCGTGCCGTTCCCCTTGAAGTACCGGCCCTTCCCCTGGGGCGCCGCGTTCCCTACCTGTTGCGGCATTCCGCTCCCCGTCTCCTGTGCCTCGGCTGCCGGGTCGCACTGCTCCGCTTCCATCCCCGTGTCCGACGCCTGGTGCGGCGGGGCCGACGGCGCTGCCTTCTTGCCGCCCTTCTGCTGATGTGCCCGGCCGCTCAGTGAGCCGCTCGAGCTGGTTTTCGTGCCCTTCGGTGGGTGTCGCATCGTTCGGCTCCGCGTTGGTGGTGGGTGCTGCGGCGCGCTCGGTCGGGCGCGTCTGTTGCGCCGCGGGTCGCGCGGCCTTGAACTCCGACAGCTTGGTGTCAGCGTCGTTCCAGTCAGTCCCGACGACGCCGTCGAGCCGGTTGGCGAGGTTGGTGCCCGGGATCGCCGGCTGGCCGTAACGTTCCTGCGCGCCCGCCAGGAGGTCCGCGCCGCGGCCCTTCGGCACGATCGCCGCGAACTCGTCACCGGAGAGGTGATACAGGTTGCGCCGCTCGATCCCGAGTGCCTGCGCGGCGCCGTAGAGCGCGCCTGCCGCGCTCTGGATCTCGTGGTTGCCCGCCGCGTGGCTCTGCACATCGTTCCGGGCCTTGAGCCCTGCCATGTCGATCGCGACGTAGTCGTGCTGGCCCTCTTCCTCGCGGTCGGCAAGGTTCGAGCGGTGCGCGTCGAAGGCGCGGCGATTGCCGAGTCCGGTCAGGTCGGAGGTGTAGAGCTGGCGCTGCAAGCCGCGGTTCTGCTGCCGCAGCCGCGCGACCTCGCCCTGCACCGGCAGCGGGCCGTGATCCTCCGGCGCCAGCATATCGGCGACGCCGTACTCCGGCAGCGGCTCGTCGTCCGCGGGAGGCGGTATCGGCGTTTCACGCGAAACTGGCGGTTCGACCGTCGCAGGCTCGGCCGTCAAGAACTGATCCAGCGAGGTCGGCGCCGGCGTGTCCGTATGCTCCACGAACGGCGCGGTCGCCGCGGTGGGCTTCGGCTGCGACTGCGGCGACGCGGCCCCCGGCTGTGTCGGTGCGGCCGTGTCAGTCTGCCACACCTGCGGATCGAAGTCCTCGGACCCGTTGATCCGCTGCGACTGCAACGGCGTGTCGATGCTTTGCAGGACGACCTTCGGGCCGGTCGCGGTGTGGAGAATCACGCCGCGGGTCGTCTCGGCCATGCCGTTCTGCCCCGGCTCGGTCCGCGTGACCGTGGTGCCTGGTGCCGGCGCCGCCCGGTTGGCGGCCTCCATGTTGAGCGGTCCGTCGGTCGGGCCAGTAGCTGGGCGCGGATTACTCGACCGTGGCTCGGCGCCGTTGCCGGTCGGCTTCGGCAGCAGGGGCCGCGGCTCCTCGTCCACCGAGTACTCGACATCTTCCGGCGGCGGTGGTGGCGTGCGCCCCGCGGCATCCGCCAGCGAGCGGCCGAGGAACTGCCGGCCTTCCGCGACCGCGTGACCCGCACCACCCAGCACGGCGCCGACCGCGGCCCCGGATCCCGCACCCTCGAGGAAGCTGTCGAGCGCATCGGCGACGCCGACGTGCTCCCCGGCGATCGCGCGCGGCGCCTGCTGCTCCAGCTCGGCGGATGCACCGCCCGCGACCGCGCCCACGGCAGCGCTCTTGGCGGCCGCGGAGGCGGTGCGCTTGGCGATGTCGAGGATGCCAGTCCCAGCCCCTTCCAGCATCTTCCCCATCAGCGCATCCTCGACGGACGCACCTGGCACGACGGCCTGCAAGGCGGCGATCGGCACGCCGAGCCCGAACGCGGCCGCGGTGCCGGTGTCGTCGCTCACATTTGGCGTGTCAGCGAACGTCTTGCGGAGGCCACCCACCGCGGTGGGGTACGCGGCCGCGGCCGCACCCAGCGCCGCAGGGGCACCGAGACTGGCCGCGAGGATCCCGCCACCGATCACCGGCGCGATCTCGGTGCCCAGCTCGCCGGCCTTCTCCGCGCCGTAGTCCAGCGCGTCGCCGATCGAGTGAATGCCCTTCATCGTGCGGCCCGGTCCCAGGCCCGCGATATCGGCCCGGTCGCGCGCCCGGGTGTCGAGGTTGCCCGGATTGACGTCGTCCGGCCCCGAGAGGAACGCATCGAGGTCGGTCCGCAGCGTCGTGGCGCCACGATGGACGCCCTGCATGAATGGGTTGGTGCTCGGCTCGGCTACCGGCTGATCTTCGACCCGGCCGCCCGCTGGCGCGGCGGTCGCATCGCTCGCCATGCCGTAACGCGGCGCCACGGCCCCCGCGGGCTTCTTGGCCGGCCGGAGTCCGGCGAGGGGGTTGTCGTCGTCGGGACCGTCGAGGAAGGCATCGAGCTGGGTCCGGCTATCCGTGTAGGCGCCTGACGAGAGAAAATCGTCAAGCGCGTTGGGGCCCGGACCGCTCACGGTTGCTGGCCCTGAACAATGCCGTACTGCGTCGCCAACTGCATTATGGCCTGATTGTAGAGATCGCTCGCCTTCCGCTCGGCATCATCGCGGGTCATCCCCTGGCCGAGCAGCTTCTGCACGGCCTGGGCGCGCTTCTGGATCAGGCCCGGGATTTGGGCGTTGAACGCCTGCTGGCCGCCATTCTTACCCTGATAGTGTCGCGGCGTGCCCGCGGCCGGCGGTGGTGGCTGTCCAACCCCGTGGCCCTGCTGCGCGGCGAGACCATCGCGGACTCCTTCGAGCGAGTCGGTCCGCTGCTGCAACTCATGGGCACGCCGCGGGTCCGTCGGTTCGCCGGTATCCGGGTCCAGCTTGGAGGCGACGGTGTAGTCGCTGCGGCTGTCGTCAATCTGGCTGTTGAGCACCGCCAGGCGCCGGGTCACGTCGCTGTTGGCGCCGTTGCCCGCGGCCGATCGCTCGGCGGCGGCCCGAATGCGTGCCACCTCGACGTCGGTGTCGTGCGTGGACTTGTCGTGCTGCGTCTGCAAGTCACCCTTGCGGCGGTCGGCGTCCTCTCCCTCGAGGGCCTTGGCGATCGACGCCGGGTCCGAGTCGTAGCGGGCGCCAGCCTCGTCCGCGGAAAGCCCCGCGGCGGTCCCCTCGGCGATCGCCTGCGCCCGACGCGCACTGGCGATGTGCCGGGTCTCGCCGCGGGTGTAGTCACTGTTGTTGTCGGCCGTGACGTCCTGATAACCCAGGCCGCCGCCGAGGTCCTGATACCGGCGCGTGGCGCCCTTGTCCTCGCCGGTGGTCGGGTCGTAGGACTCGACCGTGGCGCTATCCTGCTCTGGCGTCAGGGTGTCGTAGACACCCTTGGCCGCCTCAGCCCGGCGGGTCGCCAGTCGGGAGGCATCGAACTGATCGCGCTGGAGCTGCTGGGCGGTCGCGGTCCGGTCCTCTTCATCGGCCAGCTGCCGGTTCTGGAGATCCATCTGCCACCGCTTCTGCGCGCGGCCCTCGACCTGCTGATCGACGCGCGAGAGCGCATCGGCCAGGCTGTTGAGCGCGGAGCCGGTCGGATCGGGCGGCGGCGCGGTCGGCTGCCGGAAGCCTTGGGTCTGGTAGAAGCCAGGCATCAGGCGTTCACATTCGCGCCGGCCAAGCCGGAGCTGGCGGCGCCAGCGACCTTCTTCACGGCCTTGGTGGCCCCGGCGGCCGGGCTGATGATCCCCGCGACGTCACCGGCAATCCCCGCGATCGGCGCCACCGTGTTCTTGATGAAGCCCGCGAAACCACTATTGGCCGCCTGATCCGCCGCCTGCTGGGTATAGTTGCCCTGGGTCTGCTGAAGCAGGTTGGTGTAGAAGGACCGCTGGGCATCCGCTTCATTCTGGTCAGTCGTCGCGACGCCTTGGGTGAAGTCACGATCGCTGGCATAGGTATTCTGCGCGGCATCGCGGGTATTGGCGAACTGATCGTAGTCCTGCCCCTCGGCCGTGAGTGCGCTGTTCCGCTGGTCCGCGTACTGGCTGTACTGCTGCTGCTGATCCGCCTCACCGTAGTTGCGCGTGTCGGCGTACTGATTGTAGCCCTCGGTGTTGTCCGCGAGCGCGTTCTGGTCCTCGCGCGCGGCCTGGTCGCCGGCGAAGGAGAGCGCGAACTGCTGCCCCTGCTGGCCGCGGGTCGCATTGCCCGTGTCCGCGGTCAACTGGCGATCGGCGTTCCCGGTCGCCGCCTGCTGGTCGAGGCTGGCCGCATCGAGCGCGTGCGTCAGCATATCGTTGTCGAAGGACGAAGCGACCGCCTTGCCGAGATTCCCCTGATCCTGCGTGAGGAAGCCGGTCTTGAGACGGTTGTGCGCGGCCGCGTTGTCGGTCAGCTGCCCCATCTGTGTCTGGAGCGCGGTCAGGAAGTTGTTCTGCGCGCCCGTCGCGTACTGCGAGAACGCCGCACCACCGCCCGCCACATCCTGGGCGCCCACCGGCGCGGTCGGCCCGCTCGGGTTGCCGAGCTGCACCCCGTACTGCTGCGCGGCCTGCACCACATCGTCCGTCCCCTGCGGGTTCACATTGAACTGCGGTGCGGCGCTCGCCTGATACGCGCCCGGCGCGGTGCTCTGGTAGGGCGCCAACGCCCCGGCGACCGTCGGGGCCGTACCGACGGTCGGCTTGGCGGCGTAGCTGGTCTGTGCCGCGGTGCGGCTCGTGGCGGCCTGCCCGACGGCTGTATCCGACTGCTTCTTGGAGTCGAGCAGGTCCTGATAATCGGCCTGATTGAAGTTGGCGAGGTTCATGCCCCCATTGGCATTCAGCGCGCCGGTCCCCTCGATGTTGTATTCCTGATTCGCATCGGTCGGGTCGTAGAGGCCGGTCTGATACACCGCCGAGCCATATCCCTGCGCCGTGGCGGCCTTCTGATTGCTGTCGTTCTGGAGGCCGGGACCATTGGCCTTCGCCCAGGCCTGAAAATCCGCGGGCGACTTGAGGTCGCTGGGTGGGGCAACGGGCGCGACCGTGCGGCCGCCCGGCGTGGCGTACTGTCCCGAGGTCTGCGCCGCCGGAGCGGCCGAGCTGTAGGCCTGCGGGCCGGTGTACATCTGGATCCCCGGCGAGGTCTCCAACGTCGGCGAGGTGGATGGCTCGAGCCCCGTGGCGACGCTTGGCGCGGGCGCCGGAGCGGCGCCCGCCTGCGTGGCCTTCTTCTTCGCCGTCAGCGCCGCGATCGCACTGGACGTGTTGGCTAGTATGGCCATCTCACCCCTGCTTGGTGGTCACGGCGACGGCGGTGTAGGTCGTCCCGTCACTGCGAATCTCGAAGCTGAGCACCCGCACCTCGCCCAGCGCCTTGAGCGCGGCGTTGACCGTGTCCGTGAGGGCCGACAGGTCGGTGTCTGCCCAGGTGGAGACCGAGATGTCACGGCCGCGGACAGGCTGGGAACCGTTGATGGAACTCATGATGGCCCCACCGTCGGGATCCGCCCCTGCAACGGCGAGTAGTCCACCGAGACACCGTCAAACCTCACATCGGCGTCGGTTTCTCCCGAAGCCAGTGTCCAGGCGCCAGTGCTCTCAATGCGGAACTGTGCGAAGGCCCCGCGGAACGCGGTGCGACCCAGATCCTGCCCGGCCGCGAGTCGGATCCGGTTGAAGAGCCCGACCTTCACGCGCACCGTCGAGCGCACCCGCCCCAGCGTCGGCACGGGAATGGCGAAAGCGACGCGACAATCCGGTTGTCCGCTGGTGCCATCGAGCGCGGCCCCTTCGAGGATCGGCGTCATCAGGAGCGGGATCCCTGCGTTGGCGCTCACCACCACCACGAGATAGCGCATCGCCAACTCGGTCGTCCAGTCCGGCGCGGCGAAGAGCTGGGAGACGGCGACAAAGGGCGTGAACGTGCCGTTGTCGTCCGGGTTGCCGTACCCCAGCCGGTGAATGTTGCCGCCCCCGACACCACCCAGCAGGACGATTTGGCTCATGCGCTACAGAGCGCGCCGGGCGGCAGCGGAAAGGTGTGCGACCAGGCGTGCGGCAGCTTGTTGCCCACGTTCTTGGCGAACCCCAGCGTGGCAACTACCGTACCCATGTAGACGAGCTGTCCGACGATCAGGCAGGTCGCGCAGGGCGGCATCGGGACGTGCGCGAGCGTGAACGGCGTGGCCGCCGTATCGGTGGCCGCCGCCCGGTTCAGGTAGAGCTCCGTGCCGGAAAAGATGGGTCCGAGCCCGGAAAAGGTGCAGCTCCCATTCGGCGGGACCGCGCCGAAGTTGCCATCGTAGACCGAGATCCCGAGCGCGCCATGCTGACTCGTCGGTCGATCGACCACGAAGTCCACGTCGGTGCCGAGGGCCACACTGCTGCGCCAGGTGTTCAGGCGAATATCGGCGCCATCCTTTTCGGCATCCGACCAGGTGGCGTGGATCATCGGGCCGGACGTGTGCGCGCCCTCGGTGCTGCCCACGAACTGCCACGCCTCGATCAGCAGCGTCCCCGCCTCGAGGGAGGTGCTCGGGTTCGGGCTGTTCGGGTCCAGCTTGCCTAGTGCCGCCACGCGCGCCGCCTCGCCCGCCGTGGTCGGCGGGTAGCTCGAGGGATTCCACGCGACATACGGGAACACATAGGAGACGTCGCCCGGGGCCGCATCGTGCATCTCGGTGACATAGAACAGCGGGCCGATCCCGCCTCGCAGCTTGAGTCGGGTGCCCTGCCCGGCCTCGCTGGCGGTCCAGGTGGCCGTGATCGTGCCGGCATCATGATCGTAGACGATCGCGAGGCCGGAAATCGCCCCGACCACCACGACCGTGCCCGTCGCGAGGGATCCCGCCGGCCAGTCGTCCGGATCCGTCGACGTGTACCCCGTACGGTACTGGCCGAGGCGGCGGTAGCGCACGGCGACCGTGTAGTCGCCGCTCACCACGCCCACCGTGAACGAGAGATCTTGTGTCGCGCCACTGGTGTCAATCGCCGTCGAGAGGGCGAGCGTCCATCCGCCACCATCCGGCTTGTACCAGACCTCGACCGTCTCGTCGCCGACCGCCTCATTGTGGGTGATCGTCAGGTCCACCGTGGCCGTCGAGAGGCCGATCGTCCCCTCGGTCGTGACCGGATCCGCATACCCAGGCTGGGTCGCGGTGTAGGCAAAACCCGACGAGACGACCGCGCCGTGCAGCGAGCGCGGGGCGACCCACAGCCCCCAGCGCCGCGTATCCGGTGTCCGGGCCGAGAGGATGTAGCCCAGCATGCGGTCCTGCTGCGGATCCGGGCAGAAGAACACCACGTGCCGTTCGTCGGGGAGCGCCAGCGCCCACAGGTTGCGCGAGGGTCCTGCATCTGGCAGGTCCGCCGGGTACGCCTGCGGCAGGTCGAGATCGAGACCCGCCGGCGTGCAGCTGCGGCCATCGGTGACATACGGCCCGGTGCTCGACCAGAGATAGAGCAGCCCCTCCATGATGCACCAGCTGCGAATATTGGCGAGGCCGGTGGTCGGGTCGAGCGGCTGCGGGTTCCACGTCGTGCGGTCCTGGCCCTCGATCGTCCACAGCTGGCCGGGCTTGCCGACCACGAACGTCGCGAGGCCGGTGCCCACCGGAATCGAGATGCCACCGACCGACGGATTGTCCTGCTCCCCGACGATGACGTAGTCCGTGGAGTCATAGAGGGTCGGGTCGTCGGGATGGCTCAGGCGCACCAGCTCGGGCCGGCTCGGTTGCTCGGCATTGCCGTAGCCGCCGGCGAAGATGTAGCCCAGGTGCGTGGCGACCCAGCGGAAGAGCACGGGCTCCGCGCTCTCCGGATCGTCATTCACCAGATCGGCCTCGAGGTCCGAGAGCTCGGTCATGCCCGCCGGGTCGTACACCTGTGTCACCAGCCGCTTCGTGACGTCCTCCTCGTCGTGCGCCAGCAGCAGGATCGAGAACGATTCGGCAATCGAGAAACACGGCGGCGTCGCCGCCCCAGCGTCCAGCGTGCCCCAGTTGCCCAGCAGGACCGGGTTGTTGCCCTGCAAGTCGGCGGTGTAGATGTCCACCGCGCGGGTCGCCGCGATGAAGGTGATGTACACGGTCTGGCTCGCACCCTGGAAGGTGCCGACAAAGCAGATGTCGTCCACGTCCGGGATCACGACCACCGGCGCGCCGATCGCGGGCCGGAGCCGCAGCGTCGCGTCGAGCAGCATCGCGTTGACCAGCTCGCTGAACGCGGCCGGTGACTGGGAGGTCGCCCCGGTCGCCCGGTTGAGGCCCGAGGCCCACGGCACCAGCTGTTGCGGGCTCACCGCTGCACCACGCCGGTCGGCGCGACCGCCGGTGTCGGGATCGCCATCGGCATGCCGAAGCGGCGGCGGACGTTGAGGTCCGGCGTCTGCACCCAGGAGATGAAATCCGTGCGCCAGTCCCCGGCCTCCGCGAGCGCCGCGCGCGCGTCATCCGTGCGGCCGTCCTTCTTGGCGAGGAACCCGGCCAGCTGGGCCACGATCATGCCATCGAACTGCACCGGCCACTCGGTGCCGGGCGCGGTCGTGAGGTCCGCGAACGACGGGCCGACGGCCGCGTAGTACGCCACGAGATTGACGTTGACCGGGTCGTTGGCGTTGCCTGCCGGCTTGTAGAGGCGGCCGAGCCGGATCACTGCCGCGGCCGAGGGATCCGCCCGCCGATCTTCCAACGGCACCACGATCACCTCGTCATCGGGCGACGACGCCAGCTCCAGCCGCAGGGTGGTGTCGATCGTCGCCGGAATCGTCCAGCCGCTGATGGTCGTATCCCAGGCGAGCACGGCCTGCGCCGAGAGCGCGCCGGGATTCTGCTTCGCCGCCAGTCGGTAGTACTTCGCGAAGATCAACTGGAGTTGCACGAGCAACTCCGTCCCGCCATCGGCGAGTACATCGGGGCGGTTGTTGTAACTCTGCGCGACCGCCTGCGTGATGTAGTCGCCGGCGTTCACAACGCGGCCTTCTGCTGCGCTTCGTAGTTGCGGACCGCCTCGAGTGACGACACGCTCACCCACTGGCCGCGATCGACCGCGAGCGCGTAGTCCTCGCTCACGCCGTCGGTCCGGCGCGCTTCGGCCAGGCCGAGCAGCAGGACCATATCGCTGGCCGCGCGCGTCTTTTCATACATCGCCTTGGCCGCGGGCGAGAGCGTGACCGTCTGGAGCACCGGCACCGCCGGTGCCTTCGCCTTCTTCTTGCCGAACATGAGAGCTCCTTTAGAGCGCATAGGTGTAGACAATCCCTGCGGCACCGGCGGCGCCGGCGCCGTAGGTGCCTGTCGCCGTGCCGCCCGTCCCGCCAGCGGCCCGGATCGTGCCCGGCGCAGAGGTGGTTGAGGCGTAGACCACCACGACTGCACCACCACTGCCACCGCCACCGCCGGCCGACGAGGTGCCGGAGACCGCGTTCGATCCCTTGCCGCCATCGGCGTGGATCACGCCCGCATTGAGCAGGGACTTGGCGGCGATGACCACGATACCGCCACCACCACCACCACCGCCGCCGCTCCCGCTCAGTGCTGGCCCGCCGGTGCCGCCCACTCCAGCATTGATAAACGTGCCGGACAGATCGCGCCCACGGATCGCGGAGGAGATCTCATCGAACGACCCGGACCCGGTCCCGCCTGACCCCGCGCACATCCCGACGACCGTGGCGCCCGCCGAGCCGTTGCCGGTGCCTGGCGTGTAGCCGCCGCCCGCGCCACCAGCCGTGGTCGCCGTCAGCGCGCGCGATGCCGCGGACTTCGTCACGTTCGCCGGCGAGCCGGGCGCCGCGCCGGTGGTGCCGTTCCCTCCGGCGTTGGTCGCCAGCAGGCCGCATGTGCCGACCGTCGAGAGACTCACGCCGCCATTGATCGTCGTGGAGGCGTTGCCGCCATTATGGACCGTGACCCCGGCGTCAATCGTCAGCGTACTCGAACAGAAGATCCGCCACCCGTTCGTGAAGAGGACGTAGCTGCCCGCGCTGTCGTCTAGATCCAGCGTCGTCGCGAAGAGGTCCTGCGTCAGTGTGAACGTCGTGCCGCTCTTGGTGGCCCAGGTCGGGGCCGCGTCGGTCTGCTTGAGCGAGAGCGCGCCCATCGCGCCGGTGCCGAAGAAGGCCGTGCCACCACCACCGCCGCCGCCGAGCTGCTGGGTGTGGCTGCCATCATAGAAGTAGAGCTGGCTGTCCGCCGAATCCTGCCACAGCTGGCCGCTCACCGGCGCGCCCGGCGTGGTGATCGCGGCCAGGAACATCCCCGCGTACCCCTTCCCGCTCTTGCCCAGGTAGACGATCCCGGCATTGTCCGGACGCCAGTAGCTGTGGGTGGCATCCACATATTCGTGCACCACGCGCGAGAGCGCGTTGCCCGCCTCGTAGTACATCAGCACCGTTCCGCAGGTCAGCGAGCCATGCGCGGTGCCGGGATTCGGGTAGGTGCCCCCGAGCGTTATGTCGAACGAGAAGAACGTGGTCGGTTGGGTCAGGTGCGCCACGAACTGGCGGGCATACATCCCTGCGAACACTTCATTGCTGCCGGTCCCGCCGAGCTGGAACACGTCATCGGCGATCGGCAGCAGGCGCGTGGAGGACATCCGCAGTGCGTCAGCGACCGCGCCGTTGGTCGAGGCGCCGAAGAAGAGGGACGCATTGAGATGGCCGCCGGCCGGGGTATCGGTCTGCGCGCGGAGGTAGGCGCCCACCTGGTCCGTCGTCAGCAATCCACTGAAGGTGAAGCGCCCCAGCTCGGTATTGTTCCCGACATTGCTGGGACTCCCGGCGCTTCCGTTCCGTCGCAGGAGATCGTGAATCGGGTAGTCGGCGTACTGCAACAGGCTGATGTCGCCGCCGTACAGCAGGCTCCAACGCGCCGCATCCTCGCCCAGGTCGTACCCGTAGCTCGTTGCCGGGTTGATGTCGCCCCCCGAGAGCACCACATCCGTCGCGATGCCGAGCAGGGAATCGACCAGTGTGCCGTCCGGGCCCGCGACCGGGATCATCCCCTCGGTCAGGCCGTACTCGGCGAAGTCGAGGCCGAGATTGAGGATCCCGAGCCCCCCGTCGGCGAACAGCAGGCCGTCCAGGGCATTGACGACGGTACTGACGGCCCCGACCGGCGTACCGTCGTTCGTGGCGTTGATCCCGCCACCCGCCGAGACCGTGAGGACCACATTCCCGCCACCATCGGTCACGCCCGAGACGCCACTCCCGGTGAACTTGAGGCTGCGCGGCGAGGCCTGCAACGTCGAGCCATTGGCGTTCAGGATCGGCAAATCGGGAATGGTCAATTGCGCCTGCGAGCCCACGGCGGCGCCGGAGACCCGGCCGATGAAGTTGATCGAGGCCGGTAGCAGGAGGACCTGCGTATCATTCGCCAGCACGGCCGGCGTGCCGGTCGTGTTGCCGACATTCAGGAAGTCCGTGACCCAGCTGGCGCCGTTCCATCGTTCGATGGCCCCGGTGCCGAGGTTCTGCACCCGCTGGTTGACGTCCGGATCCGCGAACCGCGCGGTGCGGTCACTGGTCGAGCGGACAATCGGGATCGCGTCCAGCGCGATCGGAAGGCGAGCGCCGAGGCCCATTAGTACCCCACGTCCTGAACCTGGTCGACTTCGGCGCGGCCCGCGCCCGTCACCAGGTCGAGATAGTCCGATTCGGCCTCCATCGCGCGCTGCCGAATGCTGCCGAGCGAGGCCCCGGCCTGCCCCATCTGTTCGATCCGGTCGCACATCCCCATGACGACACCACCCACCAGCGCGTCCTCGGCGTCGTCGGCCATGAACACGAGGTCGTCCGGCGAGCTGATCCGGGGCGGCAGCGGCATGTAAGGAATCTCGATTCGCTCGACGCGCGCCCACTGATCGAACGGGGCGCAGAGGAAGAGCTGCTGACCCTGCACCGCGGCACAGTAGGCGTTCGGCGCCGAGTAGCGCGCCACCATCTTGGTCAGGGTCAGGTTCATCATCCGGTCCGGGTAGCGTTCCCAGTTGGTGAAGAACACATGGCCGTGGTTGATGTACTGGCCCGGTGGCAGCGGGATACCCAGCGAGGTCTTGACCTGCACCGGCTGGGCCAGGTCGAGGTAGTTGTTGCCGTTGACATCGACGCGCACCAGGAAGGTGCTGTCCACCTTGGTGCTCGGCTGCTGGGCGAAGATCGCCCCGTGGTCGCCGCTCACCTCCGGCGACAGCTGGCGCACGAGGAAGAGCGTCGTCGTGTCCGGCACGACATCCCAGTCCTCCGTCACCACCAGCGTGTCGGTCGTATTGCTGTCCACGACGCGCAGCTGGCCCGCGCCGGTTCCGGCCGTCAACTGCACGAGGGCGTTCTGCCAGGCATTCGCGATCCAGCTGACGCCGTCGGCCATCAGCGAGGTGCTGTCCGCCCCGGCCACGACCGTCTCCGGCACGAACACGGAGGTGTCGAGCGCCATCAGGGCCTCGGCGCCGGTATTGACGTTCCGCCGCAGCAGGGCGTCGCTGCCGATCTCGAGCGGCGCCTGCCCACCCGTCCCGGCGCCGACACTGGCGACATCGAGGTCGTGCAGCAGGGTGATGACCCAGCGCGCCGCGAAATAGTCCTGGTCGATCTTGGCAATGCGCCGCATGAGGCGGCGCTGCGTCTCGTTGATGTAGTCGTAGGCCACCGACTCAGGGACGAGCTGGGGCGTGAACTGCGGATGCCGGTTCCGCGCGCGGTCGATCAGGTCTCCTGTCCGCAGCGTCATCGGCTACTCCGTGGGCGTGGGCGGTCGCTTGACTCGGGGCGGCATCCAGCCCCGGTTCTCACACATCCAGCAGGCGCCCTCGTCCGGTGGCGTGCCGTAGCAGCAGCAGCACACCTCCGAGCCCGCGGGCGCCGTCGACGCGGTCACGCCTCTTCGTCAGGCGCGCGCGTCAGCTTCTCGATCTCGGTCCCGATCAGGTCGGCCAGCGGGCCGTCCTTCTCGCCCTCAGCCCGCGTCAGCAGCTCGCGCAGCACCGAGACGCGCGACGCCATGCCGCCCGGCCGGTTCAGCTCACTGCCCAGCAGGGACGCCGAGTCGATCCCGCTGTCCTCCCGCACCACCTTGATCGCGGCCGGCGCACTCAAACGACCGATATCATGCAATGGCGGTGGCGGCAGGACCTCCGACGTCGGCGCAGCGAGCGCGGGGTCCGGGGCGAGGTTGCCAGACTTCCGCGGACCGAACTTTCCCCCAGCCGTCTTGGTGAATACGGTGTTCCGGGCATTCCACTCGGCGCGACTGATCGCCAGCTTACGGTATCCGAACTTGAGTCCCATCGGTCCCTCAGTGCGTTGCGCCGGCCAGCGAGACGCTGTGCGGCTTGTTGACCTTGTGACGCCAGGCGTCGCGGGCGAGGTAGCGGCCCGCGTCAGACGCGCCCCGCATGATCCGCTCGGTCCCGGCGGTCCCGTCGCTCTCCCGGTTGATCTCGGCCTCGATCGCCGCGAACCGAGTCCGGTAGTTGTAGTCGCACTCCTCGAACGCGCGAACAATGCGGCTCGTCGGCTCCCCGGCGTACTGCGCGATGTAGCGGAACCCGCGAGCCTTGAGCTTCGCCCGGGCGATCCGCCACCAGTTGCGTTGTTCCGGCGGCTTGGCCAGCTCGAGGCCGAGCGCCTTCATGCCGTCCTGCATCCGGGCGCCGGCGCCGGTGTCCTCCCAGCCAGACTTCACGACACCCAACCACCAGCGGCCGCGGCCGATGTAGATCAGCGTCGCGGCCGGGTCGATCGTGCGGAGATCCCGCAGCAACCACGCCGGGCAGGCGTGGTCGTGCGGGAGCAGGTCGCTAGTGATGTCCCGCATCAGAACGTGGCTTCGCCCTGGAGCGGGTACGGCCGCGTCTGCAACGAGAGGATCGCATCGGTCAGGGCGCCGGTGCCATCCGTCGTCTGGACCGCGAGGATGTACGAGTTGATCGGCATGTAGAGCTGAGTGAAGTCGGTGCTCAACACGCCATCCACGACCTTGGCGGCGACCGGCGAGAGGTCCGCCGTAAGCGGCACTCTCGCGGCGGTCGTCTTGTTCACGAAATGGGCAACCACGCAGTCCGACCCAGCGGTCAGGTCGTCCGTGTTGGCGGTCCACGTCGCGTTCTTCGCCTGCACGCTGATGTATCCGACCACCGCCTTGCTGGCGTCGGCGGCTGGCAGGGCCGCCACGGCGGCGCCCTCGGTGGCGAAGGCGTTGGCGAGGGCGCCCTTGGTCGTGACCGTCCCGGCGCTATCGACCTGGACGAGGAAGGCACCCCACTTGTTCGCACCATTGATGACGTCGTTGGCCGAGAACAGAATCGCGGTGGCAGCGGCCTTGGTATAGAACCCGCTGGCCGCGCGGTACACGAACGTGGTGCCGACCTTGAACTTCTCGGCGGTCGCGTCGATCGCGAGACCGGCCGAGGTGAGCGCGGTGTCGATCTCTTCGCTATCCGCGATCAGCAGCGAGACGGCAACGGTCCCGGCCACGGTGCGAGCGAACAGCGACGCGCCAGTGAACACCGCGTTGTGGCGGACCTTGTAGGCCGTGACCAGCCGCTTGGTGAGGCTGATCGCCGTCGTGACGGGAACGAGCACTTCCCGACGCGCGACGTGGCTGTCCCGCTCCAGTATGGAATCCCGCATCGTCAGGCTCTCCCGAATGAAATGAGGTGGCGGGCCGCCGGAGACCGACGACCCGCTTCACGGCGACTACTTGACCTGCTTGAGCCCTTCGATCCGGACGTTGTGACGCGGGATCTTGCAGAAGAGCTGCTCGTACATCATGCCCACGGCGAAGTAGGCGTCCTTCGGGCCGGTGGAATCAATGATCCGGTTCCACAGCGAGCCCGTGTTGTCGTCCCACTCCCACTGATGCAGCGAGAGGCGGCTGAACGACGCCATCTCGAGCAGATAGGAGAGCTCGGCCGGCAGCTTGCGGGCGATCTTGAACGGCAGCGTGCGATCGCCGAGCATGACGGTCAGGGCCGACGGCTTGCCGCCGGTGTAGGCGCGCGGGTCCGGGAACGTCCGATCCGTCTTGAGGCTCTTCCAGTAGGCGCGTTGCGCCGACTGGCTGAACAGGATCTGATCGGGCTTGCCCTGGCCGCGACGCTGCGACTGGTCATCGGCGTAGACGAACAGCTCCTCGTTGGCGATGCCCTGCCACGGATTGCCACTCGCATCGAGCACCAGCCCCTTCCAGAGCCGATTCTCGTTCGCGCCGCGGGTGATGTTGTTGTAGTCAGCGATGATGCCGCCGTCGTCCACGGCCGCCAGGATGCCCGCGATCTCGCGGTCGGTCCCATCGGACTGCACGAAGTCGAGACCGGCCTCGTCGCCACCGGCGATGTAGTCGCCGTCCGCCCACTGGCCGTCGAGGCCCGCGTTCGGGAACTCGACCACGATACCCGGATCGTCGTCATCGTCAATCAGGTCGATAACCGTGGCCGACCGGAGACCGCCCGAGGTGCGGAGCGTCGTCCCGGCCGCATCGGCCGCAGCCACCAGCAGGTCGCCCTCGTTGAACAGTGTCCAGGCGCCGCCGTACCCATCCACGCCAAACGCCGACTTCAGCTTCACGACGTAGGTGTTGCCACTGACATTGGTCAGCGCGCCGTTGACGCGGGCGCGGACGCCCGAGCCGTCGCCGAGGTACATGCGGTCGACGTTGCTGTTGAGCCGCTTCACGAGCTCCGGCAGCGACTTCTCCATGTAGTCGATGAAGGCGCTCATGCCAGACTGCACCCGCTTCATCGTGTCGCCCGTCATCTCGACGGTGCCCATGATCTTGCGGAGGTTGATCTTGCTGTTCTTGAACTCGGGCTTCGACGTCTGCGGGATGTACTCGTTTTCCCCGCGGGCGCCGGTGCCACCAGCGGAACGCCAGAAATGCGCCATCTCGACCCAGCGGCCGCCGGTCGTCTGGATGATCGGCACACTGGTGTCGCGCTGCACCAGGGAGGCGAACTCGCTCTCCATGATGAACTGCTCGATAACCGGGTCACTGAAGATGATCTTCATGGCTTCAGTGACGTCGGTAGTTAGGACTGGGTCCATGAGTACCTCGTGTTGGTCGGGCCGGGGCTACTTGCCGTACTGCGCTCGAGCCCATGCCGCGCGGTCGTGAACGCCTTGCCCCTTGGGGGGCGTGGGAATCCCGGTCGGCGGTGCCCCGGCTCCGGCGGGAGCAACCTTCGCTCCGGCCATCCTCGCGCGGCGGCCCTGCACGAGCTGGTCCCCGGTCGGTTGGGCAGCTGGCGCGCCTGGGCGGGCCGGGGCTGCTCCGTTCGGGAGACCTGCCGCCCGTCGGGTACGGGCGGCGATGCGATCTGCTGCACCGTCCGGATCGCCACCAAAGGCGGCAATCCGCTGCTTCAAGACCATCGGCACGACGGTCGGGTCGATCGTGCGCAGGTTCTGCAAGCGGGCATACTGCGCCAGCGCGCGTCGTGAATCATTGATAAACACGGTCCGCTGTTCTCCCGACAGCCCAGCCGGGACACAGTCGTTGAGTGCGTTCAGAACGTCCTTCGTGTTCTGGGCGACGGCGCGCTGGACGCGGACCGTCTCCTTCGCACCCTGCTCGGCCTCGATGGCGGCCGCACGCTGTTCGGCGAATACCGTGCGCGCCTCGCGCTCGTCCTGGAGCACGAGCTGGAGCCGGTCCCGATCCTCCTGGCTCGTCACAACCGCCGGATCGGAGATCAGCGACATCAGGAGCTGTTGCCGGGCCGTCGGTGCCAGATAGCGCGCCACGAACGCAACCGGCGAGTGCTGAATCAGCGCGGCCGTCTCTTCGAGGGACGCCGACTTGCGCTCGACCTCACCCTCCAGCGCGTCGAGGTCCCGGTTCCGCATGTACCCGTTGTACATCTGCTGGTGCCGCTCATACTCCTCACGATCATCGGTCGTGACCTCGATCGGCGCGCCGCCCGGCTGACGACTCGGGTACAGCAGCGTGAACACCGGCTTGCCGTCGGCGCCCTGCGTCTCGTTCGGATCGACATCACCATCCGGGGCCAGCTGCGCCGCGACCGCGCCCTCTGGTGGCTTCGGTGCGGCCTTGAACGTGCCGTCCGGGTTGCGCTCACCGGCGGCCTTGAGATCGGCCGCGATGCCGTCGACGTCGATCGTCGGGTTCTGGCCGTCCGCCGCGGGGCCAGCGGCCTGCACCCGCGTCGTGTCGATGACGGGGTTGTTGTTCGAGTCGCGGGCCGCGGCAATGGCGGCGGCGATCGGAGAGACCGCGGGTGCAGCTGGTGCAGCTGGTGTTGCTGGTGCAGCGGCGCTATCGACGGCCGGTGTGGCGTTCGGAGCACCGGAGGCCGGATCGGCGTCGGGTGTGAAGAACAGGGAGCGAAACATGGTCAGCATTCCTTACGGGTTGGTGGGATACGCCTGGGGAGAGACACCGGACGGCGCATGCGCGCTGGCCGGACTGGGTGCCATCGGTGGAGTCGGCGGTCCCTTGCTGCCGCCACCGGGCGCGGCACCGCCGCCTTGTGGTCCGGCCGCCGCGGCCTGCTGTGCTATCATGGCCTGCATCTGGAGCGCCTGCTGATACTTGATCTGCTGCCAGCGCATCGCGAACTGCTGCTGGATCACCGGCGTGGTCTTGAGGAAATCCGGGCCGCACATGAAATTTTCGAGGACGTCGAGGAACGTGGTCACGTCGTACCACGGGAACCACGGCAGCTGGGCCGCGGCGACACCCTGCACGAGCTTGCCGACCTGCTGCTCGGCCGTCGAGCGGTTCGGCCCACCGGGACGGCTGGCGCGGCTGCGGTTCGGGAAGTTTTTCAGCTCCATGAAGGAGCGGATCGCTTGCGGCGAACCGATCGGTCCGAAGAGCCCCTCGCGGTACATCTCCAACACGTCCTGCTGCTTTTCACTCAGGCCATCGGGGATCATCGACTCGACGTCCGGGACGACCTTCACATGCCCCATCTGGAAGAGCTCGGGGTAGACCGTGACCGTGCGACTGACGTTGTCATCGCCAGCGACGGAGATCACCTTCGCCCGGCTGTACACCAGCGGCATCATCGCCATCATGGTCTCGGTGAACCGGCCGTACTCCTCGACCGCCCGGCGCATCGTCGGCCCAAACACACGGTCGCTGTTGAACCGCAGCTCCTTGATGAGCTCGCCGCTGGCATCGGTCTGCGGCGGGGCGCCCTCGGTGCCTTTGAGCGAGCCGATATCGGTCAGCTCCTTGAGCAGGAGCTCTTGCGTCTCGTACACGTCCTGGCCGAGCGCCGGCGGGGCGAGCCACTCCATCGGCCGCACACCCGGTCGCGCGGTCACGATGTACCGCTTGCCCGGCTGGTTCGTGACCTTCACGGCGCCGAGACCACTGCCGCGATCGACCAGGGCGATCGGATTGGTGACCAGATTGCGGTGTTCCAGGATCTGCGCCCAGCCGCGGTTGTACGCGCGTTGCGGCTGCACCTGCGGCTCCAGCGGCGTCCGACCGTTGTTACTACCCGGCAGACGCACGAAATCCCAGCGGTGGATCGGGCTGGTGTAGGGCCAGCGGATCGGACGCGGGCCGTCGTAGAGCACGGTCTGGTCGCCGGTCACGACGAGCAGCCGTCCGCCGGGCGATTCGAGCGACTCGCTCATGCCGGGCGTGGACTCGTTCGGGGCGTCGTAAGTGGTCAGCACGCGGACGTACTGGTCCGTCCCAGTCTGCGGCGCCGACATCTCGGAACCGAATCGCTGGAGGTTCGCGCCGAAGTTGCCCTGGCCGAACATCATCCGTTCCAGCTGCCCGCCGTCGCCGGTCGTGCCGAGCGCCTCCGGCTGGACGCGCACGCCCCACACCTGGAAGATTTTCTCGGGCGTCAGGTAATCGAGGGTTTGGTGCCAGCTCTTGCGGTGCCACGGCGCGTCATTCCACTCTCCGCGGACGCTGAACGGGCTGTATACGTACGGCACCAGCGCGCCCTCGCGCTCGGCGTGCGGCTGGCCGGTCGGGATCAACTGGCCCTGCATGGTGACGAAGGCCAGCGGCTGCCCGTCGCGATCGAGCGGAACATCCTCGCGCACGATGGTGAGCGGCTGGTTCGGATTGTTCGGGTCGCGCATCGGCTGCATGCGCGCGTCGAGCACCGGCACTGGCGCGATCCCGGTCCACGTCTCGAGGTCGCCGGCGTTGGGATCGAGGCCGAGCCGGATATACCCGGTCCCGCTCGCGATCACCCACATCCACATCCGGTCGTTCGCGTCCACCATGCCCATCGTCCGCCAGAGCGGCTTCGCCAGGTTGTCCATCGTCTCGGCGAGGTCCGCGTCGAACTGGTCCGGCCCGGGGATGAAGGTGCAGATCGGCGGGTTCTCGACCATGCGAGCATGGGTCATCATGAACCACGGCATCAGCCGGTTGAACACCGGGCGTTGCCGCCACCGGCGCTCGTCCTCACTGAAGAACCGGCTCACATCGACAAAGCGGCCCATCGGCGCGTACCAGACGTACCACTGCTGGCCCGCCAGCATCCGCACCATCTCCTCGATCGCACGGTCACGGACCGCGTGAATGGCGTCCTGACTCTTCCAGCGGGTCCAGGCGAACGCGGCCCGGCTGCCATCGAGGTCGTCCGGCTGATCCGGCTTCTGCCGCAGGGCGGGCACCGGGTTCTGCTGGCCGACGCTCGACATCGTGACCGGCTGTGGCGGACCGTTGATGTCGCCTGGCTGCGTGGAGGGCTGTTGATCGGCGCCTGATACGGGCGGCGCCATTGCCGGTCCCGGTGGCGCGATACCGCGAGCCCGCATGGCTGCCAGCTCGATCGGTGACGGCCCTGCGGGCTGTTGCGCCGGTTGCCCGGCTGGCATTGGCCGTCCAGCGGGAGCGGTCACGAGGTCGCGATGAGGCCGACGCAGGCCGCCACATCGAGGTAGGTCACGGTCCCGTCATCGGCGGGCGTGACGGTCAGCCGGATCCCGCGCTCACCGAGCAGCTGAAGCACCTGGCTGAACTCGGTGTCCGCTGTGACGTCGAGATCGTCCGCCGCAGGCGTGTCGTAGACGCCGTTCGCCCCCCAGTTGAGGTAGGCAAAGCTGAGCGTCCCGTCCACGTCGCACTTGCCCCAGATCCGGACCATCCCCGCGCCACTGATGGTGACATCCGCGATCGCCGGAACGTCACTGGTGACCGCGGCGCCCTCCTGGAGGTCGCCGCCGACGGGCCGGTGGATGTTGTAGGCATCGGGAATGTGGGCATTGGCACGCTTGGTCATCACATGCTCCCTTCGACGGGTTCGCCAGCCAGCAGCTGCATGGCGTGTTGCCGCAGTGTCGCCAGATCCGGGGCTGGCAAGTCCTGGAGGCGATACATCTCCTCCAGCTGCTCGGTCCCGGCCGTGATCTCGGCCTCGCTGAAATCGGCGGCGCCACGATCCTGCGGGATGACCGACTGATCCGGCTCCGGCTCGCGCTCGAACGTGTCGCGCGGGCGCTCGTGACCGACAGGCTCCGGCACGATCGGGTTGGATCGACGCTCAACGGTACGAACGGCGGGGCTTTCTCCCGGCGGCTGGTACGCCAGCGCGGTCTTGACAATGTTGCGCGTCACCGCCTGGGAGACGCGACGCTCAGCGCCGAGCCCGAGCAGGAACCCACCGGCCGTACCCATCAGACAGGCCACCAGCACCACCAGCCAGAGACTTACGAACATCACAGCACCTCCCAGCCGCCTTCGAGCGGCCCGTCGGGGTCATAGGAACCATCGCCACGGTGTACCGTCTCGCCATCCAGCAGCTTGCTGGTATGCCGACGCTGGGCGTCCGCGGTGGCCGCCAGGGCCGCCTTGTCGAATGCATGAATCGGCGCCTTCTCGGGCGCCTGCCCGGCGTCGTACCGACTGGCGACACCGAAGCTGAAGCTGTCCCAGCCATCATCGCCCCCCTCGAACGTCGTGGGGTTGATGTCCACCTTGAGCACCTTCTCCGGGTCATCCGGATCCGTCACCATCTCGCCCAGCTGCGTGAAGAGGCGCCGCACACCTGGCGTGTCGTGGAACAGGATCCCGGGCATCGTGTCGCCGCCCATCCCGTCCCGCTTCTTGTAGCTGACGATCTCCCGACTCGCCGCGAGCCGCTGGATCCGGTCGGTATTGGCCCTGGTCATCGACCAGCCCGCCTCAATCAGCTTGTCCGCGATCACCGGATTGGAGTCGCTCTTGCTGCCATCGACATTCCAGCAGTCCGGCGAGGCGTAGATGATCGAGAGCTGGTCCACCGGGACGAACTCGGCCACGCGCTCGGCGATCTGTGCGGGCAGGAGGCGCCGGACCCAGACGCAGTCGAGCACATGCACCATCCCCAGCTCGTCACTGGCGAACCAGACGAAGACCGCCCAGTGGCTGAATCCCCAGTCAAACGACCCCCATTGCAGCCAGCCCGTCGGGATGGAGCGCAGCACCGGCCGCCCATGAATCCGCCACTCGAGCTCCTCCAGGGCGAGACCCTCGGCGGCATCCCAGTCGCCGTAGATGAGCGCCTTCTGTTCCCGTTCCGGCAGGGCCCGGAGACGGCGGATGTATCCCGGGTCGATCGACGGGTTGTCGGTGATGAGGCCCGGGCAGAACTGCCGCGACTCCCCGGTGTCCGCATCGGTGTAGATCCGGCTGCCGTCTCGACCACACTTGGCGATGAAGCGCCGCTTCACCCAGGCGTGGCCCTCGCCGCCGGGGTTGGCCGTGGCCCGCGCCATCAGGTAGTCCCGCGCCTCGACGTCGCTGGTCCGGATCCGGCTCAGTATGCGAGTCCACCAGCGCTCCTGCGGCACCTGACCGAGCTCGTCCCAACCGACGCCGGTGTACTCCAGCCCCATGTACCGCTCGAGGTGCGCGTACCGATCGCAGTAGCCCATCCGCACCCAGCCACCGCCAGGGAACAGGAATCGCTCGTCCTGCGTCCTCCACGTGCCGCCGAACGGCCGGTAGTACTCGACCGCGCGGTCCCGCATTTCGAGGAGCTCCGGCTTGGTGCGCCGCAGGATCAGCACCTTCATCCACGGTTTGTTGGCGAACCGCATCCAGAGCCAGAGCAGCACATCCGTCTTGCCCGGACCAGCGGCCCCGCCACCCAGCGCCTCGAACACGTTGGCGGCCATGAACTGCGTCTGGAATCCGGCGTGCGGCACCCAGGTCCGAGGATCCGCCTTCGCGTGCGGCCATGCCGGTGCCTGGATCACCGCGCGTTCGCGCCACTCAGCCTCACCCATAGATGAGAATGCGCACCGCGCGAGTATTCAGCGAAAATGGGCAACCGCGCGGACACCTTCTCAACTAACGCCCTTGGCTGGGCCGAACGGGCGCAGGTGTGGGTGATACTCGGCGTGACAGGTCACGCAGACCGCCTCGAGGCATTCCTTGGGCACGATCAGCTTGCGCCAGCCAGAGCCGGGCGCGTAGACCAGGTGGTGAATCTGCCGGGCGATCCGTCGGTGGCAGTGCTCACAGATCGGCCGCTTGGCCGGATCACCGCCCCGGGCACGCAGCATGACGACGTCCCGCAGGGCGATCCACTCGGGATGCAGGTAGGGCGAGCGGCGCGGCCGCTTGACCCGCGTTGGCTCCTTCGGCGGCTTCGGCTTGCCGTGTCCCTTGAACCGGGACCGGCGCTCCTCGTGCGGCATCTTGTTGCGGCGCCGCTTGGCCCCGCCCCGACTGAGGGTCTTGGTGCGTTTGAGGTGCTTGCTGGCCTTGCCGTGATCCTGGGCAGGCTTCGGCCAGGGGCGGAACGGCTCGGAGAGTCCGTCGTCGTCGTTCATCGGCGCGGATCCAGCGCGGGCATCATGACGACCGGGTACGGGATCTCCTTGCCATCGGTCGTGACGTCGATCCTGTCGCCGAACCGCCCAGGCTTCAGCTTGGAGAGCAGCCACTTCCGGGAATCGACGCGCAACTTGGTGCGGTTGATCCACTCGGTGTTCGGCCGCTCGTTGCCCCTGTCGTCCACCAGCGTATCGTGCCGGTTGTCGTCGCTGATGGTGAGGATCTCGGCCGCCCAGTGCTGGATCATGGCGTCACCCGCCGCATCATAGCCCCGCTGCACCTCCGGCTCAGCTTCACAGAGGCGTGAGAAGGTTCGCCAGTCGTGGCCGAGCTCGCGCAGAGCCTCGGCCACGGGCGTGCCGCCGGACATCGCCGCGAAGAGCTCATCGAGCCGGTCGTAGAGCGCCTGCTGCTTCGGCGGCCGTTTGGCGCGGCGGGACGAGAGCTCCGTGGCTGGCCGGTCGGTCCCTTGCTTCCCGCGAGCACGCGCACGCGCCCGTATCTCGGCAGGTTTGCGGCGGCGCGAGCTGTCGTCGGGCGGCCGGTTGGATTTGCGAGGCACGGGCGCAGTCTACGTGGGCCGTCCGCTTCTCCCGAGCGGGG